TTGAATGAAATTATGAAAGAACATAAACCTTTATTTGATTCATTAATGGGGTTAGTTAATTAGCCACAATTCAAAAATATTGAAAGTGTTAATAAAAGGAAATTTTTAAAGATTTAAAAAAATATTAAAATGAGGTTAAAGGAAGTTAAATATATGAAGATGTGGTTTTTTCCTTTTTGGAAAATACCACTCAGAATGGTGCTATTGAAATTATAGTGAAAGTAATTTGAAGGAGGTAGAACATGAATTTTAATGTAACTTTAGATAATGAACAAATTAATGAAATTGCTTGTGTAACAGCAGATAAAGTTTTAGAAACTGTTAAATATCAAAAAAATAAAGATGATTGGTATGAAAATGAAATAAAGGAACTTAAACTTAAAATTACAAAACGAGATAGTATGCTAGTTGAGAAAGATTTGTGCATAGAAAGATTAATAAAAAGAATAAAAACATTAAGAACTCAGTTAAATGAGAAGTCTTAAATAAGTTACAATTCAAATATATTAAGTACAACAAAATAGGTGTAGAAACAAAACTTCTACACCTAAACTGTACTAGAGTATTAATATGGTAATACATGGGGGTAAATAAATGAAACTATCAGAAATAATAAAAGAATTAGAGGATAAAAATGCAATAGATCAATATTATCTACATTGTCAATATTATACAGGCGAATTGGAATTAAATATTGAGTTTGATAATAACATTGCAGATAAAATATTAAAAGAAAATAATATAAAAGAAATAGAATCATGTGCATTTTGGGAATAAAATAATAATTCTTGATACAGAAAGAAGGTTAATAAATGGATATAAATAAAATAGCTAAAGAAATGACTAGAGAGGAATTTTTAGATAGTATAACTTTAGATGAATATTTAGATATTGAAACAATAAATGGTATGAATAAAGATAATAATAATATTCACAGTATAAAGTTTTGCCCAGATGGTCAAGGCTTAAAACGTACAGCGACTTGTAGTAAATTTACTAATTGCAAAACTTGTTGGGAAAAAGCAATTGAAAATATTAAATTCAAAGGGGAAAATGGAATGGATATAGATATTACACCAGCTGCGAAAAAAGCAGAAAACATGCTCAACGATTTAACAACTAAGAAAATAGATTATGATAGAGAATATGATATTTTAGAAATTAAAGAGTTCCCAGAAGAAACTGAATTTATAAGTGAAGGAAAATATATTAGTAAATTGAAAGATGGTTTTTTAAAAGCTAGATATGTAGATGATATAAGTAATAGTTGGACTAAATGTTTTTTAACTAAAGAATGGTTAAATGCTAAATTTAAATTAGTTAAAAAAGATAGAAAGGTATCTTTTAAAGAAGCTATACAAGCTTACGATGTATATAAAACAATAAAATGTATATGGTTAGATGATATTTATGAATTTGGTGAGAGTAAAGAATCAAAACTTACAAATGTAGATGAAGATAGATTATTGAATTTAATATTAGAAGGTGAATGGTATATAAAGGAGGACTAAATGGCTAAATTAATATGTGTAAATAATAAAAATGCTATACCAAGATTAGAATTTAAAAAAGAATATGAAATAATTAAGGAAACATATAGAAGTTATTATGTGGACACTGGGACAGGTATTTTGCCATATGCTAAAATGAGATTTTTAAAAATAATTTAAATTGAATGGCATGTTAAGGGAGGAATTTTAATGATACAAATAAGTGAAGAATATTTTCTATGCTTACTGAGAGCGAGAGATACTCTCGACGCTTTGCGAATAGCAGGAGTAGATAACTGGAGTGGTTATGAAGAACATACCCAATACAAAGCTACAAACGAAGAACTACAGACGATAGTACAAAGATTTAGTGTTTAAGGGGGAATAAAAATAGATAAAGATTTATTTAGGCAAACAGAGAGAATGTTATATAACTATTTTAAAAAAGAAGAAATAATAAAATATAAAAAAGATGTAATAGAAGTCTTAAAGGATAGAATAGAACAGTTAGAAAAAAGAATAAGAGATACCAATGTAAATATAGATTATGATCTACAAGCTGTACCATGTGGAGAGAGAGTACAAACGTCCAATACAGGTGCAAGTTATGCAGAAAGAGCCATAGTGCAAGCTATAGATAGATTGATAAGAGAACAGGCAGATAAGAAAAAAGAAATACTCAATTTAGAAGAAGATATAAGTAATATAGAAAAAGATAGTAAAGCAATAGAATTTAATATAAGAATGTTAAATGAAGAAGATAAAGAATTTATATGGCTAAAATATAAAAAGAAATTAGGAATAGAACAAATATCGGATCAACTAAATATGAGTAGAGCAACAGGATATAAAAAAAGAGAAAAGATAATAAAAGATATAGCGCATTGGATTGAAGTTGTAAAATAGTAGACAAAAAGTAGACAAAAAGTAGACAAATAAAGATTTTGAATGTGTTATAATAGTAGTATAGAAAAAGGATTTTATCGTACAAGGCAACTGCGAAAATAAAAAAATAAACATATTGTGTATGTACTAAAAGCACTTAAGGTAAATTAAAACCTTAGGTGCTTTTTATTTATGAAAGGATGTGAGGATGTGCTAAGTATGTATACAAGTTATATATGTTGTATTTGTAAAAAAGAATTTGTTTTATTAAGTGAAGATGTAGAGAATATAAAAGGATACTTAGTATGTCCTTATTGTTCAAGCAGAAAAATTAAAAAGCAAAAAATAACAGATAACTTAAAGGAATGTATGCAAGAGAAAGCTTACAAGAGAATCAATGGGGCAATAAGGCAGGTGACAAGATAAATGAATTTTGTCGAGCCTATAAGAGATACCCAAAAAGTTAGGGATATCCAGGAATATCTTAAAAGAACAAATGAAAGAGATTATATTCTTTTTATTACAGGAGTTTATACAGGATTAAGAATATCGGATATACTTAGATTAAAAATTAAGGATGTAAAAAACAAAAGATTTATATACATTAGAGAAAAGAAAACATCTAAGCAGAACATTATAGAAATAAATAAGTTTTTAGAAAAAGAATATAAGTGGTATTGTGCTGACAAGGAATTGGATGAATACCTTATTAAAAGTAGGGAAGGAGTTAATAAAGCTTTATCTAGGGTGAGAGCTTATGAAATTATTAAAGATGTTGGAGCAAGTTTTGGAGTAGAAAATCTTGGGACACATACTTTGAGAAAGACGTTTGGATATCATTATTATAAACAAAGTAAAGACGTTGCAACATTAATGAAGATGTTCAACCATAGCGACCCTTCCATAACCTTGAAATATATTGGAATAATACAAGATCAAATGAATAAAGCAAGAAGAAACTTTACTATTTAAATCTTTTTTTAAAACAGTAAGGCTTAACATAATGAACCGATGTTAAATTGATTTTTACTAAATTGTATTAAAGCATTGAAAAATAAATGCTTAAGATATATAAGAACAGTTTAACAGAATATTAGATATGTTTGACTTAGAAAGGAGATTAGTTATGGAAACTTATTGTGATAAAGGATGTAGGAAGAAGTTTGAAATAAAAGAATTTAAAGAAAGAAAACTTAAAGATGGAATAATAGAAACTTATTTTAAATGCCCTAAGTGTGGTAAGAAATATGTTTGCTTTTATACAGATAAAGCTATAAGGCAATTACAGGCACAGTTAAGGAGTAAGTGGGGTAAAGCTTCAAGAAGAGAAATAGAGGAGCTACATTTAAAGATTAAAATTAAGATGGATAATTTACAGGAAGAGATGTTAGGCGCTCAGTAGGGTGTCTTTTTTATTTGGAGGTATAAGCAAATAAGAAATTGGGGTTATATAAATGAGAAAAATAATAATATCATTAATAATTCTTCTGGGGTTGTGTACTGTTTTGTGTGGCTGTACTAAATATGAATTAGTAGGTGAAGTAGAATCTACTGTAACCAATAAAGAGTATATTAAAAGCAGTGTAACCATGATACCAATGACAATATCAAATGGTAAAACTATAACTACCACAATGAGACCACAGATTAATCCGGAAGAATACAATATAAAACTTAAATACAAAAACATAACTACAACTATTAATAATAAAGAAGTGTATGAAAGTGTAGAAACAGGAGACAAGCTAAAGGTTAATTATTATATCACAAGCAATAAAAAGAAAGAGAAGATAGAATGGGGAGGAAAATAAAATGAGTAAAATATTATATGAATGTAGTAAATGTGGAAAGACATTTATAAATAATAGAAATGAAGATGGGTTAAACTGTGATAAATGTAAAGGATCATTGATACCTTTAGGCTATGTAGACGAATTACAAAATGGAATAAGAAAGATGAAAGACAAGATAGAGAACGCAGAAACATACATATTAAATAAAAAGAACAAAGCAAGGGAAGTAACAATAAAGATAAATTTAGATACGATAGAGTTTGAGAATAAATTAAATAGAATAGAAAAGAAGTTAGAGAGAATAAAGTCTTTAGAAGATACATTAAAGTTTAGTAAAGACTTTAATGAGGTTAAGAATATAACAATGAATAATAATGTAGATATAAAAGATATAATGAAGAGGTGTGTGGAAGCAGTAATGAACATGGAGACTTTACAGTAATGGCACAACGTAGTTTAAGGTCATGTAAACAACGCGGATGTAAGAACCTAACAAGAGATATAACAGGTTACTGCGAGGAACATATACACATATATGAAGAAAGAAAAACACAAAGAAATAAACACTATGATAAACGTGTAAGACATAACAAGGATAAAAGATATACTGCATTTTATCATAGTAAGGAATGGGAAAGCTTAAGAGAATATCTTCTAACACTATATAATGGGATAGATATATATGCTTACTATATAGATAATAAAATAGTCGTTGCTAATACAATACATCATATAGAAGAGATAAAAAATAATTGGGATAAAAGGTTAGATGTAGACAACCTATTTCCTTTATCAGATGTTACACATAATAAGATACACAGTCTCTATAGTAAGGATAAGAAGGGAACTCAAAGGCTTCTTGTAGAGCTACTAGAAAGATTTAGAAAACAATTTGGTATACCCCCCCTCCCTTAGAGAATTTAGCGTTCTTCTAAAAGACCGAGGGGGTAGATTCCCTCGTAAAAAATTCCCTAAATGAAAATTTGAGAAGAGGTGAAAATATGGAACGTACAATAATTGGTATAGATTTAGCAAAAGAAAATGATAAAACAGGATACATAAAAAATAATAAAGAAGCTAGTAATATCAACAATAGTTTAACACTAACAGAATTAAATTATTGCTTTAATAGCGCTATAAAAGAAGGTAGTAAATATATAGGTGTTTTAATACAAATTCAGGACAATAAATCGAATGAATTGATTATAAATAAGACAGAAAGTTTTGCAGAAAAGCAGGAATATTATAATAAAATTTATGATGAAAATTTAAATCATAAACATGCTAAGAAAATTAAAATTTTAAATTTTGGTCATTCTAATTGCTTTAAAAAGTTAGAAGAAATAATTAAATAATAAAGATACACTATTCTAGAAAGGAGGTAAGAAGAGTGGCAAGGCCAAGGCAACCTACAGATTTGCTTTTAGTAAAAGGTAAAAAACATTTAACTAAAGCTGAAATAGAAGATAGGAAAAGCAAAGAAGTTAAAGCTCCAAGTGATAAGGTCAAAGCACCTTCTTACTTGCCAGCTGATTTAAAAAAAGAATTTAATAAGATAGCCAAGGAACTAAAAGAGATTGGTATTATTACTAATCTTGATATAGATGCCTTGGCTCGTTTTATTATAGCAAAGAAAATGTATTTAGAGCTTACTAAACAGATACTTGAAAAACCAGAATTGATGATAGTGGATAAAGACATAGTAACAACACAGGATAAATTATTTAAACAATGCAGAGTGTCTGCAAGTGATTTGGGATTAACTATAAGTAGTAGGTGCAAGTTAGTTGTACCTAAAAAAGAGGACAAGAAGGAGCTAACAGAAGAGGAAAAACTTTTCGGTGGTAAAGTGTGAGTGAGTTTGCTCAACTATTTACTAGAATTTATAATTATTCTTTAGATATTGTAGAGAAAAAAATAAAAGCTTGTAAAAAACATAGGCAAGCTTGCCAAAGGTTCCTGGATGATTTAGAAAAAAGTAAAGAGGACGATTATCCTTTTTATTTTGATTATGAGGAACTTTATAACTTTTTTAAATGGTCTGGTATGTTTAAACATAGAGTTGGAATTCTTAAAGGTCAAAATATTGATCTTGTAGATTTTCAACTCTTTTTAATTGGGAACATATTTTGTTGGAAAGAGAAAGAAACAGGCTATAGAAGGTTTAGAAAAGTATATATTCAGCTTGCTAGAAAAAATGCAAAATCTCAATTGTTAGCATTAATAACTAGTTATGAGTGTTTCTTATCTGATGAACAACAGGAATGTTATATAAGTGGTTGGACTAAAAAACAATCTAAGATAGTTTACAAAGAAATGAAATTCCAACTAGAGGGTAATGACTTTTTAAAAGGTAAATGGAAAGAAAGTTATGGGGTTATTACACACTTAAGGAGTGGTTCTATTATAGAACCTTTATCCAAGGAAGCTAAAAATAATGGTGACGGCGATAACCCAAGCTTGGGAATATGTGACGAATATCATCAACATAAAACAGATGAAATATATGAATCTATTCTTTCTGGTATGGGCGCTAGAACAGAGCCACTTATGGTTATTATAACTACTGCAGGAGTGGATTTAAATAGTCCTTGTTATAAGGAATATCAATATGTTAGTAAAATACTTGATCCTAACTTAAAAGATATTACGAATGATGAATATTTTGTAATGATTTGTGAACTAGATTCTAAAGATGATATAAAAGATGAAAGTAATTGGATTAAAGCAAATCCTATTTTAGCCACATATCCTTTAGGTTTAAGAAAAATAAGAAGTGAATTAAAAGCAGCGCTTGATGCTCCTGAAAAGATGACTAAGTTTAAAACTAAGTATATGGATATTTGGGTAAATGCTAGAGAAAATGGCTACATGAACATGACAAAGTGGTCTGAATGTGAAAATAACAAATTATCTTTAGCAGATTTTGAAGGTGAGGAGTGTGTTGGAGGCTTAGACTTATCAACTAAGCTTGATTTGACTTCTATAGCTTTTGAATTTAAAAGGAATGGCAAGTATTATCCATTTCAGCACTCTTTTATACCACAGGAAGCCTATGATAGAAGATTAAACGAAGGTAAATATCCTTTTGATTTATGGAAAGAGCAAGGACATTTAACTGTAACACCAGGAGCAGTAATAGATTATGCTTTTGTTAAACAATGGATACAAGAACAGGAACAAAAATATAATTTAAAAATTAAAGAGATAGGGTATGACCCATACAATGCTACACAATTTGTACAGGAAATGGAGCAGGAAGGTTATGTGATGGTTGAAGTTAGACAAGGACCATTTACATTAAATGAACCTACTAAAGATTTTAGGGACCAGATATATGATAAAAAGTTAGAGCATAGTGGTGATGGACTTTTAACATGGGCAATAGGAAATGCGGTAACTAAACAAAATGCACAGGAATTTATAATGCTAGATAAAGCAAAATCCAGTGAAAAAATAGACCCTGCAGCTGCAGTAATAAATGCACATGTAAGAGGAATGGTTATATTAGATGATGGATCAGGAGATATATTTTATAGTCCAGATATATAGGAGGGAGGTGGAAAATTGGGAATATGGAATAAGATAAAAAGTTTAATTAAAGCACCATTCAAAACTAGTATTGTAAGAGATTATAGAGGAGGTTTTAGCTTTTTTAATACTGACTTAGCAACAAATGAAACTATATTCTCGGCAGTGTCATTATTAAGTAATACAATGGGTAGTTTGCCTCTTAAACTTTATAAAAATTATGAAATAACTAAACCAGGAGATAATGATTTATCTAGAATGATAGAATACAACCCTACTTCATATATGACTATGCTACAGTGGGTTAGATGCATGGAAACTTTAAAAAATACTAAGGGCAACTCATATGCTATAAAAGAATATGATTATATGCATCAACCTATAAAAATGCATATTTTAAACCCTGATTTCGTTACTCCTATAATAGAAAAAGGTACTAAGGAACTTTGGTATGAGATTAGGGATGAAGATGGTTTAATGTATGTGCATAATTCTCATATAATACATTTTAGCCACATTTCTGTTAATGGCTATAAAGGTATTAACCCATTAGATGTTTTAAGGAATACCATAGATTATGACAGAGAAATTAAAGAATTTAGTTTAAATCAGATGAAAAATGGATTAAAGGCAAATATAGTTATTAAATTAGCAGCTAAATTAAATAAAGATGCTATGAATGAGTATACAGAGATGATAGGAAGGTTTCAAAAGAATGGAATTTTATTTGTAGACCAGGGCAAAGAATTTCAAGAGTTAAAGAATAGTTCATTTATAGATCCTAAAGTTTTCGATGTAGAAAATATAACTATTGCTAGGGTAGCCAGGGTATATAATATACCACTTCATAAACTTTTAGCTGAAAAACAAGGTTATTCTAGTGCTGAACAAGCAGATTTGGAATATATAAAAGATACTATTTTACCTGTTATAAGGCAGTATGAAGAAGAATTAAATAAAAAATTGCTTACAGAACAACAAAGAAACGAGGGATACTCCTTTAAGTTTAATCTGAATGGTTTAGCCAGGGCAGATATGAAAACTAGGGGAGATTTTTATTTTAAAGGTATTAGGAGTGCTTGGTTTACACCTAATGAAATAAGAGCTTTGGAAGAAATGCAACCAATAAAAGGTGGGGATCAATTATTTGTATCAAGGGATTTGATTCCGATAGATAAAATTGATTTATTACTGAAAGGGGGTGAAAAGAATGGCAAATAAGAAATTTTGGGAGGTTAAAAACTCCTCAGAAAATGAAAACATAGGAGAAACTTATATCTATGGTGATATAGTGTCTTATAAATGGGATGATACTGATACAACTGCAAAAAGTTTTAAAGAAGACTTAGATAGCTTAGGAGACATTGACACTTTAAATATATATATTAATTCTCCAGGTGGGTCAGTGTTTCAAGGGACAGCAATCTACAACATAATTAAAAGACATAAAGCAAAAATAAATATTCATGTTGATGGAGTTGCAGCAAGTATCGCAAGCGTTATAGCAATGGCAGGCGATACTATTTTTATGCCTAAAAATAGCATGATGATGATCCATAATCCGTGGACATTTGCATGGGGGAATGCTAATGAACTAAGAAAACAAGCTGATGATTTAGATAAAATAAGAGAAAGCTTAATTGAAGCTTACTTAAGTAAAGCAGGCGATAAACTTAGTAGAGAAACACTAATAGAAATTATGGATAATGAGACATGGCTTACAGCTCAGGAATGTTATGATTATGGATTATGTGATGAATTAGTAGAGGAAAAAGAAATAGCAGCAAGTATTAATACAGAGCTATTCGCTAAATATAAAAATACTCCTAAGGAGCTATTAAATAAAAAAATAAAACAAAAAGAACCTATAAAAAATACTGAAAAAATAGAAAAAGATGAAGAAATAGAGGCTCTTATAGCAAGAGTAAATAATACTTTAAAATTTGAGGAGGAAAGAATATATGAATAGATATCAATTAGAACAAATGTTAGCAGGAATAGGCCAAGACTTAAAAGCAGCAAATGAAAAATTAACCTCTATGTATGCTGATGCAAAGACTACCTTAGAAGCAAGGAATGAGCAAAAAAATAATGTTAAGGATTTAGAAGAAAGATTTGCAGGAATAAAATCGCAGATAGAGGAAATGGACAGACAGGCAGAGGAAAAATTTAAAAATAAAAATATTACAGGAGATACAGAAAAAGAAAAAGTAGTTAATGCTAAGGCTGAATTAATTAGAGCAACAATGGCAAATAAGCCTGTGGGTGTAGAAATAAAAGCGGCTTTAGGAGATGGCAATAGTTCTGGTGGAGAAAAAATATTACCACGAACTATGACAAATGAATTATTACATGAACCTTTTGTTAAGAATCCACTAAGAGATGTTTCAGTATTTACGAATATTACAAATTTAGAGGTACCTAGAATTGATTTTACTCTAGATGATGATGAATTTATTAAAGATACCGAAACAGCTAAAGAACTGGGAGTTAAAACTCCCACAGTACAATTTGGCAGATATAAATTTAAAGTATTCTCTAGTTTATCTGAAACAATTTTAAGAGGTACTAATACTAATTTAGTACAAACTGTTGATGCCGCATTAGAAAGTGGATTAGCTGCTAAAGAGAAAAAAGTAGCATTTACTAAAACACCTAAGAGTGGAGAAGAACATATGTCTTTCTATAGCCAACAAAATAATATAAAAATAATAGAAGGTGAAAATTTATATAAAGCTATTAAAGGAGCCTTAGCAGATCTAGAGGACGATTACGCAGAAAATGCTACAATAAGCATGACTAGAAAAGACTATTATGATATTATAGAAACTTTAGCTAATGGGAATGCAACATTGTATGGGGCACAACCAGAACAGGTATTAGGAGCACCAGTTAAGTTCTGCGACAAAGCAGTTGATCCAGTTATCGGGGACTTTAGATATTCCCATTTTAACTACGACTTAGATATGCTATATGATAGAGATAAGAATGTTAGAACAGGCATGGAAGATTTCGTTCTAACAGCATGGATTGACCATCAAATCAAGCTAAAATCTGCGTTTAGAATAGCTAAGGTGAAAACTCCCTAGTGAGCCCCCAAAAGAAATGATGGGGGAAGAAAATACAGAACCCATAATATATGGTAAAGAAGAGTTAGAGACTATGACAGTAGAACAATTAAAAGTTATAGCTAAAGATAAAAATATAACAGGCTATTCCAGTATGAATAAAGCTGATTTAATAACAGCAATATTGACACCTTAGGGGGTCTTATTTTTATGGAATTAAATGAATTAAAAGAATACTTAAGGATAGATGGAGAAGATGAAAATATAACTTTATCTTCTCTTTTACTTGCAGCTAAATCATATATAAAAAATGGCACTGGACTAGAAGAAGACATGATAAAAAGTGATGAAATAAAAGAATTATATAATCTTTGTTTGAAAATACTTATAAGCCACTGGTACGAGAATAGAGTTATCGAAACTACAGGACCTAACTTCCATAAACTTAGTTTTAGCGTGGATTCCATTTTGATTCAGCTGGAAGCTGAATATTTAAAAATTAAAAGGAGTGAGATAGATGGATCCAGGCAAACTTAATAAAAAAATAAAATTTATAATTATGGATGATGGCACAGATGATGATGGATATCCTGTGAAGGAAGAAAAACTTATTCGAAAGTGTTCGGCAAATATAAAAGGTCTAAGAGGCAGAACATTCTACGCTGCAGCCCAAACACAAAGTGAAAATAGTAAGATATTCAAGTGTAGATACTTCAAAGGACTTACAGAAGACATGTTAATTAAATACAATAAAAAGCTTTATACTATTGAATCTATAAATGATATTGAAGAAAGGCATATTGAATATGAAATACATGCAAGCGTGGTGAGTTCTAGTGGCTAGTATGGAATTAGATGGTATGGACAACTTAATTAGAAAAGTAGAAGATATGGGGAAGGCTGGAACTAGGATAGAAAATAAAGCATTAAAAAAAGCTGGAGAATTAATTGTGGAAGAAGCTAAAAATAATGTGCCTGTTAAAACTGAAAAACTGAAAAAAGGATTAAAGGTAAGTGGTGTTCGTAAAAAAGGTGGAAATAAATTTGTTTTGGCAGGAATACAAAAAGGAGATAATTCTAAAATATTTTATGGAAAGTTTTTGGAGTTTGGTACAAGTAAAATGAAGGCGAGGCCATTTATGGGGCCTGCTTATGAAAGTAAGAAGAACGAAGCTAAGGAAGTGATAAAAGATGAACTACGAAGAGGATTAGGACTATGAGCATAAATAAATTAATAATAGATGCTTTAAAACCTCTAAACATTCCAGTGAATTTTCAAACTTATAAGGGGAAAGAAGAAACATATATAACTTTCTTCTGTTATAACGAGCAAGGAGAGTGTTTTGCGGATGATACAGAAATTGCTACAGGGCTTTATATGCAAGTAGATATATGGAGCAAGGTAAATGTAGAGAAACTTAAAACAAGCGTAATAGACTTGCTAAAACAAGCAGGTTTTAAAAGAAAAAATGGACAAGATTTATATGAATCCGACACTAAGATTTTTCACAAGTGTTTGAGGTTCTTTTATTATGTAGAAAATGAGGAGGAATAGATAATAATGGCTATTAAAGGATTACACGGGTTTCGTTATTGTGTTCTAGAAAAAGATGATGAAACAGAATTTGAATATGAAAAAGAAATTAAAAGATTGACAGGTGCTAGAAGTATAAAGGTTGATAATAAAGTAAATGATGCTAAGCTTTACGGGGATGACCAGCTTTTAGAAACTGCAAGTGCTATCGGCTCTATAGATGTAGATATTGATGTGGCAGACTTGACATTAGAACAACAAGCAGAGTTATTAGGATATAAATATGAAAATGGTGTCTTGATAGAGGATAAAGATTTTAATCCCCCATATATTGCCTTTGGCTTCATGGCACCTAAGTCTAGTGGTGGGAAAAGAATGGTTTGGTTACTAAAAGGGAAAATGCAACCTATGAGTGATGAGGCTAAAACCCAAGACGATAAGGTAGAATTTCAAACACAAAAGGCAAAGTTTGTATTTATGCCTAGAGTGAAAGATGGTAAGCATAAATTTAAAGCTGATACAAACATCACTGGAGCACCAACAGAGGAAGAATTTTTTAGTGTTGACTTCTTAAAAACAGGAAAGAAACCAGCAAAAGTAGGGGCTTAATGCTCTTGCTTATTTTTATTTAGGAGGGAATTAGAATGACAATAACATTATTAATAGATGGGAAAGAAAAAATTTTTAAAGCACCTTTCATAAGTACAAGAAGATTAAAAGAAACTTTGGCTTTAAGCGAAAAGATATACAATGGAATTACAGTTGAAACAATAGATGAAGTAGCGGAACATTTGGTTGAGATATATGGCGAGCAATTTACTATAGATGAGTTGTATGATGGTTTTCCAGCGAATGAATTTGCCAATAAAGCAATAGAAGATATGCAAAGGGTGTTAGGTAATATGGAGGATAAAATAAAAAACTAGCTAGTGGAGAAGAAGAAGGTAGTTCTCTTACTCCACAAGAATTTATTTTAGACTTATATAGCAATTTATTAGAGCAAGAATGGACTATGACTGATATAGATAATATGGATATATTCTATTACTTTGATGTATTAGCTTATAGGAATAAAACTAATAGTAAAACAGGCAAAAGAAAAGAAGAAGATATTTATATAGACCAGGTTAGTTGGTTATAGAGCTTAGATTAATTTCTAGGCTCTTTTTATTTTGCAAGAAAGGAGGTAAGTAAATGGCAGAAGATGTAGGAAGTTTGGTTGTCCGTGTGGCGATGGATAATTCAAATTTTCAACAAGGTATACAGAATTTGAATAGATCTATGAAAGTGATTCAAAGTGAATTTAAAAATGCAACTGCAGGATTAAAGGATCATGGTCAAGGTTTAGATGGGCTCAAATCTAAGCAAGAAATGCTTAGTAAAAGCATAGATGTGCAAAGTAAAATAGTACAACAATATAAAGATAAACTAAAAGAAAGTAAAGAAACTCTTTCTAAAAATGAAGAAGCGCAAACTAAATTAAAAGAAAAGATAGATAGCGCCAAAAAAGCTTATGAAGAAAGTAAACAAACTTTAGGAGAAAATAATACTAAAACTAAAGAACTGAAGCAAAATTATGAGCAATTAAGTTCTGAGTATACTAAGAATGAAGAAAAACTTAGAAATAATGTTAGGTCAATAGATAACTGGACTAATAAAGCTAATAATGCTGAAGCTAAATTAAAAAATCTTAAGAGTTCTTTATCTAGTACAAGCAAGGAAATAGATAAGCAAAGTAACAAATGGGTACAGGCTAGTAATAAATTAAAGGATAATTCTAAAAAATTTAAGGACGCTGGAAAAGAGATAACTGATGTAGGGAAAGGTATAAGTAAATTATCGCTTCCTATCGCAGCAGTTGGTATTGGAAGTGCAAAAGCGGCAATAGATTTTGAAAGTGCCTTCGCAGGAGTAAAAAAGACAGTAAACGGAACTAAAGAACAATTTGCGAATTTAGAAAAAGGCATAAGAGGTATGTCTAAGACATTACCAAGTAGTGCCAGTGATATAGCACATGTAGCAGAATCTGCAGGACAGTTAGGAATTAAAACAGATAATATATTAGGATTTACTAGAACTATTATAGATTTAGGAAATGCAACTAATTTAGTGGGAGAAGAAGGAGCATCACAGCTTGCTAAATTTGCAAATATAACAAGTATGTCTCAAAAGGATTTTGACAGGTTAGGAAGTACAATCGTTGCCTTAGGAAACAATATGGCGACAACAGAAGCTGATATTGTTTCTATGGGAATGAGGCTAGCAGGAGCAGGACATCAAGTAGGTATGTCAGAAGCACAAATAATGGGTTTGTCTGCAGCTTTAAGTTCTGTTGGTATAGAAGCTGAAGCTGGTGGAAGTGCAATGTCTAAAGTAATGGTAGAAATGCAACTAGCTACGGAAAAAGGTGGACAAAGTTTAGAAGATTTTGCTAAAGTGTCAGGAATGAGCGCAGAACAATTCCAAACAGCATTTAAACAAGATGCTACAAGTGCTTTAATAGCGTTTATGAAGGGTTTGTCAGAGTCAGAAAAGAAAGGTAATAGTGCAATTAAAGTTCTTGACGATATGGGTATTACAGAAGTAAGAATGAGAGATGCACTTTTAAGAGCAGCAGGTGCAGGGAATTTATTTAATGAATCTATAAATATAGGAAATACGGCATGGAAAGAAAATAACGCATTAGCCAATGAAGCTAATCAAAGATATGCTACTACGGAATCACAACTTAAAATTGCGAAAAATCAGATAGTAGATGCAGGTATAAGTATTGGTAATAATTTATTACCTGCATTAAGAGATGTCGCTGTAAAAGTTGCAGCAGTAACAGAAAAATTCTCCAATCTAAGCCCAGAAATGCAAAAAGGTATTGTTAAATTTGGTGCATTTGTAGCAATTACAGGCCCTGCTATAGTAGGTGTAGGAAAATTAGCAACTGGATTTGGAAGTATTTTAAGTGTTGGAAGTAAAGTGGCTGGAATAATAGGTAAGATAACACTTGCTACAAAAGGAGCAGAAGCAGCAACTACAACAGCAAGTGTAGCTGCAGGATTAGCTGGCAAAGGTATTACTGGGATGGGATTAGCTGTAAAAGCCGGAACATTACTATTGAATCCGTGGACATGGGCAATAGGAGGATCAATATATGCAGGAGTTAAATTATATAAACATCTACAAAAAGATGTGATACCAAGTGTAGACTTGTTTGCGGACAAGGTAAAAACAAGCTCTAGTGAGATGATGAATTATCATGTTGCATCTAAAGGTGTTGAAACTGCAAATGTTAAAATATCCAAATCAACTAAGCAAGCTGTTGGGGCTTACATGGATCTAGATAAAAAAGCAAGCAGTTCTATGTTAAATTTAGTAACAAATTCTGATAAATTTACTAAACAAGCAAAAGATAAAGTGCTGAAAAATTTTACTGATATGAGTAAAAAGTCTAGTAAGCTTTCCAATGAACAAAAAAACACCATGACAACCAATTTCAAAAAATTAGTTTCAGATACTGGAGTATTAACTAAGAAGAATAAGGATGAAATTATAAAGCAGTACTCATTAATGGTAAATGGAACCAAAGGCCTTAGCAAAAAGCAGAAGGATCAAACAATAAAAGACTTTGCCGACACTTTAAATAAAAGTACTGCAATTACAAAGGAACAGTCCACTAATTTACAGCAATTATATAAAGATATGGGAGATAAAGTAAAAAGTGGGTTAGACAAAAAGAAAACAGATGAATTAAAAAGCCAACAAGAATTTTTTAGCAGAAGTAACGTACTAACTACAACCGAGGAAGCTAAAATATTGCAAACAACCGCAACTAGTTGGGAAAACAAGAAAAAAACAATAGATGGATTACAAAATCAAATTAATTCAATCATTCAACATGCGACAAACCATCACAGACAAATAACAGAAGATGAAGCAAAAACAATAGATTCATTGCAAAATCAAATGAAAGAAAATGCAGTTAAAACATTAAGTGAATCTGAAGTAGAACAAAAGGTAATAATGGAACGGTTAAAAAACTACAATGGAAGAATAACAGCAGAACAAGCGAGCGAGGTTATAAAAAATGCTGAAAATCAAAGAAAAAGTACTGTAGATAAGGCTAATCAACAATATGACGGCGCTGTAAAAAATATAATTAAACTGCGAGATGAGAGTAAACTAATTACAAAAGATCAGGCCGACAAGATGTTGAAGGAAGCTGAAAGGCAGAGAAAAGAAAGTATTGATAAGGCAGAAAATCAAAAGAAGGAAGTAGTAAAAAAAATAACATCTATGAATAAAGATATTGGAGAAAGTGTAGACACTACTAGTGGAAATATGTTAACCACTTGGGATAAATTAAAAAAATGGTGGGATGGATGGAAGCCAGATTCTAAACAATTCAGCTATACATTAAGAGGAATTGAAAGAGAAGCTGTTCAGAAAAAAGAAGGTGGCAAAGCATATGCAACTGGTACAACTAATGCTGCTCGTGGCTGGAACTTAGTCGGGGAAGAAGGTCCCGAATTGCTTTGGTTTGATGGTGGAGAAACCGTTCTAAATAACAGAGACACTCTTAATTTGTTTAATAAATTAGATAATAAAATGGGATATAACACAGCTAAAGCATGGGGAGTTAATCTTTCAGAAGGTTTAGCAGATGGGATAAGTAGTACTAGAAAATTAGTACTTGACTCTATATTAGAAACAGCAAATGGAATAAATTTTAAAACACGAAAAGCACTTGGTATAAATTCTCCTTCAAGGGTCATGCAAGAACTGGGGAAATTTTCAAGTGAAGGTTTAGCCTTAGGTATATTGGAAAACAAAGATAAAGTAGAAAGCGCAGCTAATCTGGCAGCACAAGTTATAAAGGATGTTACAGAAAATAAGCTAGACGATATACAAGTAAAGGTAAATACAAATGATAAAGAAATAAAAGATAGAGTGGCAAGGCAGCTGAATTGGGGTGTTTATAATAAAGATGAATACCAGAAATATTTAAACTTTGTAAATAAACTTAATAAAGAAGAGGTGGAAAAAAGTAAAGAATTCCTCAAAGAAGACTATGAAAACAGAGTTAAAAGTGTAGAGGACAGACTTAGAATATTAAAGAATGAAAACTCAATAGAGCTGCAGACAGAAAAAGCTAGGGTAGATCAGGAAATAGCGTACTATCAAAATCTACAGAGGAATACTAAGGATAAAAACGCTAAAAAGAATTATGCTAATCAAATAGCTACCTTAAGGCAGTACCAAAAACAAGTCTTGAACACTACTAAAGCTAATCAGAAAGCACAGGTAGACAGCTTAGAGCGTTCAAAAAAGGCGCTTAAAGAATACTATGATGATGGAATTAAATTATTAGACAAGAGAGAGAAAGAAGTTAAAAAATCATTAAAGATGGAAGAAAACATCTTTAAAGACCTCATGATTACTTATGATACAGCAATTAAATCTCTAAAAGTTAAAACAGGAGATTTGATAAAAGATTTAGAGAACCAAGAGGCTATAGTTGTAGTACAGAGTAAAAAAGTAGAAGACTTAAGAAAGCGTTATGAGGATTTAGCGTATACTTTGGGAATAGCAGCAGAAGAAACAGTAAAAGCTAGAGAAGAATTTGAAAATGCTAGGGTAGAACTAGAAAATATGGCTAATGCAGTAAAGGATGCGGCTAAGAACTTGGAAGATTATATAGATAAGTTTAAGGAAGATATAGCTAACGCATTAAAAGCAAAATATGAAGATGAGCTAAAACTACAAGAGGAATCTATAAATAATCAAATTCAAAATTTGGAAAAGTGGAAAGACGAAAGCATAAAAAGAATAGATGATGTATATGACGCTAAAATAAAAGCTATAGAAGCACAGCTAGAGGAAGAAGAAAAAGCCGACAGAAATGCAGAAGAAATGAAGAAAATAAACTCCTTGAAGAGTGCTATTGATTTTGAACACAATGAGTTTAATAAAGCAGAAATGCAGCAAGAGCTTAATAATCTTCTTAAAGAAAGAGAGAAAAGATTACACAGAGAACAGTTAGAAGAACAGAAGAAAAAGCTAGAAAAAGAAAAAGAAGATAAGTTACAAAATATTAATTCTATATATGAAAGTAATAAGAAAAGCTTAGAAAAACAACTTGAAGATTATAGAGCTTTTTGTGAAAAGAGAACACAGGATGCAGTTCTGCAAGCGCAAGCTGAAAAAATGATTATGGATAATAACCAAAAGGAAATAGTAGAGCTATTGCACAGTTATAGTAAAGAATATGAGTACGCTGGGCAAACACTAGGACAAAAACTCGTTGATGGATTTAGTCCCAAAATTCAAGAAATTAAGGATATGATAGCAAGTATAACTGCTGAAATAAATGGAGCAAGGCAAAATGCTTTAGATTTAAGTAGAAGTGTTAGCAGCGTTACTACAAATAGTAGTGTAACTAATAATAGAAATAATACATTTAATGTATATGCCTCTAGCAATAATGGAGGTAGTAGAAGTATAGAAAGTGAATTAAGAAGTTTAGCTTTTTCTATGGCATAAGGAGGGAGGATTAGAGTTGCAAAAATTAATATATAGAAATTCTAAAGGACAAGAAGTAACTTTAAGTAACTCTCGTCCTTTTGTTTTGGAAAAAATGGAAAATGTAGCTAATACAGCAACTAGTATAAATACATCTATAAGTGCTGGACAAGATGGAGTTAGTATAGATAATATATCTATTAAAGAAAAATCATTACCTATAACAGGAGGAATAGTAGGTAATAATTTTGAGGATATAGATAGGAAAAGAGAATATTTAACAAGTGTATTTAACCCTAAGTTTCATGGAGAACTCATTTATACAAATAATGCAACTAGTAGAAAAATTAAAGGAAGGGTTCAGGATATAACTTTTCAAGATAAAGTGGGATCTATTCAAAAATTTTTAGTCCAGATTTTAGTTCCTAATCCATTTTGGGAGGATATATACACTAAGAAAGAGGAAGTTGCACTTTGGGTTGGTGATTTTGAATTCCCATTAGAAATACCACAAGATACAGGTATAGAAATGGGACATAGAGTTAGCAATCTAATTGTAAATATAAATAATACTGGAGCTGTTGAGTGCGGCATGAGGATACAATTTAAGGCATTAGCAACAGTAATAAATCCAAGTCTATTCAACATCAATACTAGAGAATTTATAAAAATTAATAAGACACTTAATGCAGGAGATGTTTTGGAATGTACCACAGAGTTTAGTAATAAAAGAATAGAAATGATTAGAAATAATGGTTCTAGAGAAAATGTCTTCAATTGGATTGATTTAGATTCAGAGTTCTTACAGCTAGAGCCAGGAGACAATCTTTTGAGATACAATGCAGATAGTGGCATAGATAATTTAGAAGTGGCCATATATTACACGCCATTATATTTGGGGGTGTAGATTATTAAGACAGTTAAAATATTAGATAAGAATATAAATTTATTAGGTGTTATAGATAATTATGAAAGTTTTTCTATAACTAGAAGGTTTTTTGAATGTGGAGAATTTGAATTTAAAATTAATTCTAATAAATTCCATACAGACAAGTTGGTTAAAAATAATTTACTTCTTTTAGGAAAAGATTATAACAAGGTGGGTCTAATATTACACAGGGAGTTTGTTTATGGAGAAGAAGGACAGGAAACAGAGACACTTCTAATAAAAGGTGTAATGCTTCAAGGATTAACTAAAAGAAGAATTATAATACCTAATACAGGACAAGAATTTGATAGCTGTATCGGGTATCAAGAAACTATAATGAAATATTTCATAAATAGAAACTGTGTTAATCCAATAGATTCAAATAGAAGAATAGATAATTTGATTATAGCAGTAGATAAAAAACGTGGTGAGGATGATAGATGGAGGGGAGCGTATGAAAATTTAGACGAGAAGTTAAAAGAAATAGGAGAATACAGTAAGCTTGGTTGGAACATTATGCTAGATCATAAGCAAAAAAAATTTATATTTGATGTGCTACAAGGGAGAGATTTAACAGTTAATCAAGATAGCAATCCCCCTGTTATTTTCAGAAACGATTTTAATAACATAAAGACTAGACATTATACGGAAAGCATTATTAATAGTAGAAATTCTATTTATATTGGAAATAAAGAAAAGCTAGTTTTGAACCTTGGTGATATAACTGGATTTGAAAGAATAGAAACATTTTTAGATAGCACATCAGAGGAAGTAGAGGATATAAAAAAAGAAGGTTTAGTTAAACTTGAAGAAATTAAGGAGCTAAAAACATTTGAACTAGAAATTAATCCAAATAGTACATTTGTGTATGAAAAAGATTATGATTTAGGGGATATAGTTACCATCCAGGATAAAAAATTAAAAGTAACTATGGACAGTAGAATTGTAGAAATACAGGAAGTATACGGCAATGATGGTATGAAACTTAAAGCTACTTTTGGTACAAGAATACCAAGCTTACTGGCTGTATTAAAAAGGATGGTGAAATAATGGAGAAGAGCTTTGTTTTCAATAGTGTAAATGGGGATAGGAGATATAAAGCAGAAGATTTTAGAGAATATTTTGCAAGTTTCATAAGCAATGGAGTGTTCCCTAATCCAAGCAATAATCTGCAAGTTATAGCTAATAATGATATGACTATAACAATTAAAGCCGGTAAGGGGTGGATTAATGGAGCAATTTATATTAACACAGATGATTATATTTTAAATATAGACGTAGCAGATGGTGTATTAAATAGAATAGATAAAGTTGTATTAAGAATGGATACAGCTGAAAGAAAAATATATTCTTATGTAAAAAAAGGACAATTTGCAAGTTCTCCAACCGCCCCAACACTTCAACGTGATGCAGATGCATATGAGATAGCATTAGCAGATGTGGCTGTTAATAAAGGTGCTATTAGTATTACACAGGCTAATATAACAGATCTAAGACTTGATAAAAACTTATGCGGCATAGTGCATGGAACTGTAGATCAAATAGATGTTACAACTCTATTTAATCAATACAGTACAAGGTTTAAAATAAAATCAGAAGAATTTGAAAAAGAATTTGAAGATTGGCTTAAAACTTTAAAGGATGTTTTAGGGGAGGATACAGCAGGTAATCTATTAAACTTAATAACTAAAAATACTGAAAGTATAAATAATATTAAGTCGGATTTGGCTGATATTACGAAGGATAGTTATCCAATAGTAGAAGCTACTGGAACTAATGCATATGTCGGATCTATTGATAAAATTACTAGTTTAAAAAAGGGAACTAGATTTACATTATTTATTGGTAATAATGCAACAGGAAACTGTACTATAAATATAAATAATTATGGTGCTAAAAATGTTAAAGATCCTTTCGGTAAAATAGTAAATAATTTAAAATCGAATATACCATACAATCTTTGCTACAATGGCGTGGATTTTATATTACAGGGTAAAGGAGGTGGTGGAAATCTTCAACCTAATCAAGCTTTAGCTGGATACACATTTACTAATGACAATGGTCCACAAGTTGGAGTAGGAGATCCTAACTTAAAGCCAGAAAATATATTAAATGGTAAAACTATATTCGGTGTTCAAGGGATTGTAAAACGTATAGAGGATATACCAGATTATTTATTAAATTCTCCAGGTGATACCCATGTTGCTGTAACAAAAGATTATATATGGACTAGAAAAGGATCGAAAAATGGAGCCGCATATGCTTTTGATATAAATGGTACCCTTAAAAAAACGGTTATACGTGGTGGTAGTGAGAATTTTTTTGCTGCTAGTGATTATCATATGCTATGGTGTTGGGATGGCTCAGTGTCTAATTTTTATTTGACTGATTTAGAAGGTTCAAAAATTACATCTATATTATCATCGGATTATTCTGATGTAGGAGCGATTAACTCGAGCACACGTCGCTTTTTTATAGTAACTGGGAGCTGGTTAAAAGTCTATAATTTCGATGGTACACTATTAGGTGAATCCTCAGTTACAAAAAATACTCAAATTATAGCGATAGTACCAACATCAAAAGGGGCATATTTTTGCACTGGTGGAGGTATTGCAATATTTGTTACAAATAGTGGGGAGCAAAAGGAAACAACATATGTATCAGCATTATTTTCAAACATATTTCAATAATGAAAATTTATAAAGGAGAAGTTCATTATGTTTTATTATAAACTAGTTAATGTTAGACAAGAAAACGGAGTATACGATTATAAGGAATTGGATATAGATTTATTTTATAAAGGTTATCAAGTATATCCATTTAATATGAGAGAAAATAATATGTGTTTAGTTGCAAGTTCTGAAAATATACCATCTAATGGCGATTTAGAACAATTAATAGAAAAAGAATATTTTCAATTAAAAAATATGATAGAAGAAGAAAATAATACGATTGTTTCAAAACAAGAATATAAAACGCAAGAAGAAAGAATAGAAAAATTAGAAGATGATATAACTGTTTTACAAAATAGTCTTGTGGAAGAACAATATAATGAATTAATGAAAGGGGTTAAATAAATATGTTATATGAAATATTAAAAAGTTTAATAGGAAAAAATGCTTTTGAAAAGGAGGATATGACAAATAAGCTAAATGTATTTTATACATTCAATCAATTGTCTGTAAAGGAATATGCGGAGCTCATAGGAGAAGTTGATCCAACTAAAAAAGAAGAAAGTCAAGAAACAGAAGTTACGCAATAGATAAATAAAGCGACACAATAAAATAATTTATAAAGGCAAAATAGTGGACCATATAGGTCTTTTTATTTTGC